TCGTTGATTCCATTGTGGTAAATTTGTTTATCCGGATTCATGTATTGATTTGCGGCAGCAATAGCATCTTCGAGCGTGCGAACTACAACATACTTGTTCCCCGCAGTCTCAAAGGACTCTTGCCATCTTCTCTGTACGGCACTCTGACGACTGCCCTTTCCCTGTGTCTTGAACTCCAAACCGAGCGATCCGTACTTGCCCCTCGGAACGAGCAGAAGCAAATCCGCAGCACCGGCCGTCATACCTTCGGCCTTCATGATTGCGGCTTCGGTCTTACTCCGGAGTCCGCCGTTCGGGACACTCGTCAGACATAGTGCATAGGACGGATATTGCATCCGGAACCAGCGGACGAACGACTGTTGTATACGAGATTCAACGTGCCTCATTTGCGCAGACTGTTTCCATTGAACGCAACACGATAGCACAGGTATTTAATACGGTCATATATCCGGTCACCATAGCGTTCCTTGATGCCTTCACCCGACAGATTTGAGGAAGCTATAACCATCCGATCGGGGTTATCCTGCACCTTGTTCACGATCTCGACTACCACATTCCGGCGTGTACCGAATTCGACGCGATCCACCTCTACACCTATATCATCCAATGCGATGAACTTGCGTTTTAATACCTCGTCGATACATACGTCCTGCGCTCCGCAGTCCACGACCGTAACGATTCGATTAGCGAACTTGCGCAACAGCATGGGAATGGCGTAGCGGGTTATCAGGGATTTTCCGCGTCCGCAATTACCGAACAGCAAAAGTCCCTTACCGTTGTTATCCGACAACCACGCTGCAACCTTGTCGTATTCGGGAAGCCATACCAATCGTTCTCCCATTGCCGACAGCACAGTAACCAGCGCGTTTTTCAATTCCGTCCGCGCATCGGGTATCCGAAACCGGAAGCGTGCGCATGGAACCGGATTACCCTCAGTTTGTAGTTGTTTGAGTATTTCTTCGTAAGACATATTCAGAATTCATCATAATGTTGAGTCGGTTTTGCATGGTAGGTCGTAGCCGGATGCCGAGTGTTCGAACGGGGCAACGACGTCTCATTACGCCGACGCGCCCAATTCAGAAATGTCAGATAGGCCGAACGATTGCGTTTCAGCAAGGGTTCGTAGTTATGCATCGCGCGCAATAGGTCGCAGATGAAGTCAAGAGCATAAGCCTCTTTTAAAGCCGAGAATTGCGCCTCGGAAAAAGGCTCTTTCATTTTCGCGACTCGCGGTGCATTTTCCGAAATCCATTGTTGAAACTCCAAGAACTCGCGGGAGGGGGTGCCGCGGAACTGGGGGAGGGTGTTGGAGGAGTCAGTTACCTCTGCCTTCTCCGAGAAGGGCGGTAGTACGACTGTCTCCCCATTAGGGGGATTATAGGGGGTAATATTATTCTTGTCTAGTCTATCTTCTATACAAGAAGTATCGCCTTCGTTTTGGCTCCGTTTTTGGCTCCGTTTTTGGCTCCGTTTTTGGCTCATATTTAAGCCAATTGAACCATCTGAAACGATGCCTGATTCGGGATTCGGTTCTTCAACGAATGAAAAAGTTGTGCGGTTCCCCTTCCCGCGTCCTCCCGTTATGATATGTAACAGACCCGCTTGCTCCAATCGGTTTTTTGCTCTTGAAATTGCATTGCGTGACGCCCCTACATTCTCGGACAGTCTTCTGTCGGAATGCGTGAAGTTATCCGGCCAGCCTAACCGATTCGCTTGTTCTACAAGGTAGAAGTAAAGCCTCGATTCACAGCAGCCAAATTGCCACGTTGCATCCAATTGCCAAAATTTGCGTATCAGGTCTATATAGCTCATAACCGCACCCTCTCTTTCTCGAAACTTATCATCGTGCGAAGGTTGTCACATTGATGCTTGCACGCCGCATTGATCCGATCCAGCCACTTTTCAAGGGCATTCAGCTCGGAAGACGCACTGCCGATCAGTTTGTTCGCAAGTGACGGGGAAAGGATAAGAATAGCCTCTCTCTCGTCGTCAAACAGTTTGGCCACAGCTGCATCGCGCATTCCGACCACCTCGCTCAGCAATGCCCCGCTTCGAGCGTAATATACACCCAGCTGATCCAAGCGACGCACCATCGAATCGATGTCGGAGACCGTCGTGCACTCAAGAAGATTCTGGATGTCTCGCGCCTCCCTGCGTATCTGTTCGATCCTTGTCATGACGTTTGTTGATTTTCTTCAATAATAATCTCCCGCGACGCAACGCATCCCATTCCCTTGCAGTCAGCAACGTATGCCCGCGGATGCGCGATAAAGTGCGGAGGATGCGGAGTGCTTCCCGCACCTCCGCATCGGTAATCCGCATATCCATCGTCAGAAGGGAAGATCATCCGTATTATCCGCTACGGGCAAATCGGAGACTTGATCCGGTGTAGGTTCCGTAGGACGGAAGATAACCGACTTGCCACGGCCGACATACGTGCGCGCATCTTTTCGTTCGCGCTCCTCCTTACTCTGACGGATGAATACGCAGTGCGTATTCTCGTACTGATCCGGCTGGCGAAGCTCCGAAACGCATATCGAAATGTACTTTTTGCCGTTATCGGCGACGAAGATTTTGTCTCTGGGAATATCGCTTACGCAAAGCGATACATTGATTAAATCTGCCATTGTCATCGTTTTTTGAAGGTTACTTTAAGTGTCGTCTTGCTGCTTCGCGCAGGAGGATAGAAAATTTCGCCCGTGGCGGGATCCGTCAGGCCGGAGGCCGGCAACGCCCGCAATATCTTCTCCTTCTCCTTGATGTCGGCCATGACCGCATCGCGCATTTTGTACAAGTCGTCCAAAGCCTGGCAATTACAGCCCGAGTAGTCGTACTTGACGCCGGCCTCTACCTCTTCGATCGTACAATCCGAGGATGTTCTGCCGTGTCCGTATTTGGCCAATTCGCGTAACGTAATGTCGCGCACCTCTTCGGACTTCTTGAACAGCTCGATCGCCTTCTCCATGCGGGATATATTCTCGTAAGCGACGAGCGGATCGACGTCTCCGCGGGTAACGGCGTCGACGGCGAGCTTCGCCAGCTCCGCGGGGCTGCTCGTCTCGCGTATCAATATCGGCTGCGTGTTCATCGTTTCTGCTGTTTACTGTTTAGATATTCGTCGTAAAATTTGGCGAAAACTACCGCCGTCGTATCGTCCGCATCGTAACTGCGACGCAGGAAGGCGATGACATCGAATTTCGTCGGGTCTTTGACCTTCGTACTACCCTTATATGCCCAGTTCATGAACGAATCGCGCGTGACGGCATCGTTCAGCATATCTGCCGTGATCCGTTTCTTCGGAGCCGACTGCACGGGTGCGACTGCCGGTATCGGGTCGGGAGCTGCCGACTGGCGTTGCACAGAGCTTTGAGGTGACGCCCCCGCGCCGGTCTGTCTGTCCTTGAATACCTCGGCACCGATACCCAACCAGGAACAAACCTTCGTCAGCGCATCCGTGGTCGCCCCTTTGCAGGCGTCGCCCAGATCGACATTGTCGTTGCCACCAAAACATTCGTAGTAGATACCGTATTCAGGGATCGAAAAACGCAGCTTGACGACAACCATGCGCTCGGCTCGCTCAACGATATCCGTCTCCACGCGCCATGAGCCTACACCAAAAACCTCGTTGAGCCGTTCCGTTACATAAATCGACTTGATAGACGACAGGAACTTCTTCGTCGGATGCTGCGATACGGCTTCATCGGGAAGACGCCGATCCAATGCCTCCTTCTGTTCAGGGGTAATAGTTCGTGTTTTCATATCCTACTTATCCTCGACTATTCGATGCGTAAACTTCTTCGCATCGAGATGGCGCATCATGTACGCGATCTCTTTGCGTATCTCGTGCGTCCGCAACTTGCGGCTCCAACTCCCCGACGCTACAATATTCGTAGGACGGGCGATCTCGTAGATTTCGATTCTCGTTTTCATGTGTGACAGATTGGTTAGTTGAGTTGCTTTTCAAGGATTATTGCATAGTCCGGATATTCTCGGCCATATTGGTCATATACCACGCGAACGTATACCCTGTCGCCCGTGTATTCGGCGTAGCGCTCCACGCTGCCGTCGTCGTGGCTGCCGCCGATACTCGATTCGTATTCCGCGTAGAAATCGACCGAAGCCGTCAGACCTCTATATTCAACCTCGCAGGTTCCGGATTCCAGCCCGAGATCATGGGTGATCGCTTCGTTAATCTGTCTGGCGAACTCTTGCAGTTCGGAAGGAACGAGATGTATTTTCGGTTCCTCGATACCGCAGACCACCACAATCGGCTCGTCTTTCGACTTCGTGTGCAGGTCATACCCGTAACGGGCCGGTACACTCAAACTCGGATAAACTGTGTATTCTTCTTTTGGCGTTTTCATTCCCTCTTAGAATTTTGCATGTTGACGATTGTAGATTCTCCGCATGGAGTTCATCAGATCGGGGAACGTCCGGATATACCCCATATCGACCGAGAAAGCCAGTTTGCGTTGCAGGTCGTCCAACGCCCGAAGCTGATTCGGCGATGCCGTGTTCCGGATGTCGCGTTCATGCTTGTTGAAGACGATCCAGTTCAAACCCCGCGCAACCTGAGAATAATCCACATCCGGAAGTGCGGCGATTGACCGTGCAAGTACGTTGTAGTTGTCGCCCGCATGATGCCGGTACTCGATCAGCTGGTCGTAAACGAATTTCACGACTTTAACCTCGAAGCGGGGATTGAGCCACATCGCAAACTTCACGAACAGGTACGGGTGCATCCATGTACCGCCGTTGTATTTGCCGCGTGTTTTTAAATATGCCAAATTTGGCACCTTTAAATTTTCCTCCTCCATCAGCGCCTCGATGAAATCTTTGGTGTTCTGATTTTCAAAGAAGTCCTGTATTCGTTTGTTGCTGTTCTTGGCTTTGTTCCATTGCGCAAGCAACGACGTCGCGTTGAACATGCCGTCTCTCGTGCGTTGGTATACCTCGAATTTACCCAGCGGGCGGGTCATGATGACATTGCTTTTCATCGTTCGTTGAAGAATTCGTTAAACTTCCGTTCGAAATATGCTCTGTGCGCGGCCGCAAACCCGTAGGCGGCCAGGATCGCACACGAGAAAAGAACAAGGATCACAAGCTCGGCCATAACACTTGCGGTTCGGAGAGACGTTTGCGCTCTCGATAGATGAACAGATCGCGTTTGCGACGCTGAGTATGGACTCGTTTATACCACATGCACCAGAAATAACCGGCCACTCTCTTCCAGAGAGGCGCGGGCTTCAATTCGAATGAATCCATGATCGTTTATTTTATCGGTTCTTGTAGATGCGTTCCAGACAGTCGAGCTTGCTGCCCACACTTTCGACGGACGAGTAGCGGCCCGTGAGTACATTGTCGCACCAACGGAAGGCAACAGCAATCGCGCAGCGCGTGAATTCGCGCGGCGTGAGTGGTTCTTGAATATCTTCAAGGTGGAACAATCGAACGATCTCCGATTTCGTGAGGTGACTGTACGGGTAAGGTACGGATGTAGCCCCGCTACTGTTCTTCGCGGGTCGGCTACTTTTAACTTGGTCTCGCATTGTCAGTTAAAAGTTTGTATGTATAGGGCAATAAAAAAGGCGTTGCCCCTATCAGTTTGCGAGACCGACACGACTACCGTAGTAGAAGTGGACAAAGGGCAACGCTTTATTACAAGCGTTAATTATGTTCTTTTGATACGATCATCGTATCGATCTCGCATTGCAAATATACGAATTCATTTTGAATTTGCAAAAAAAAAATCATAGCAACATCTGTGTGCCTAAATACTTTTTTACTCGTTTATTACTCGTTTCGGCATATTTCGGATCGATCTCATACCCCACGAATCGGCGTCCCAGTTTGGCAGCCATTGCACACTCCGTTCCGCTTCCTGCGAAGGGTACCACCACGAGTGCACCGGGACGTGTCGTGACCTGAATCAGATAACTGGTGATCGCCTCGCCTTTGACTGTGTCGTGCCCGTAGCGTTTCGATGCGCCGGGATCTTGCGGAAACTGTAATACGTCAGTCGACCGTTCGGGAAGATTGAACGGCCTCCGCAACTCCTCGTAGTCCTTGCGCAACTCCTCGTAGTCCTTGCGCAACTCCTCGTAGTCCTTGCGCAACTCCTCGTAGTCCCTGCACAGATACTCGCTATTGAGCCGATCACCGTTGAAGAGGTTGCGAAGACGTTCATAATTCTCTCGGGTCGGCAATTCCCATTGTGAGCCGCGCCTGAACCAATGTCCGGCCATGTGGGTATGCAGGGCATCGTTGACACGCTTCGGTGTGAAGCCTGCCCGTTCCATTTCCGAGATCATATAATCTACCAGAGGCTTCATGCACCGTGTCCGGCACATCCCCTGTTCGTATTCGAATACACGCAGCATTTTCCGAGCCTCACCTTCCCGAATCTCAGGCCTCGACTCATAAAGTATGAATCGTTCTGCATTAGGAATGAATTTACGCGATATTGCTGCGTTTTGTATTTTTCCCCAACTGTTCGACTTATTCCATGTGCAGCTATTTAAAAACAGAAACATAGTGTCAAGGATCACCTGCGTATATGCGATTCGATTATCGGAGCCCCACCAGATCAGCGTACCGTTGTCTTTCAATAAACGCCGGCACTCTTCACCCCAGCGGCGTACATTGTTCAGGTAATCGTCGAACGTCGGCCATACGAAATCGAAATCGCCTTTGTACTGGAAATAGGGCGGGTCGGCGATAATCAAGTCGGCACAATGGTCGGGAAGGCAATTTTCCTCAAACCGACAGTTGATAATTTCATTCATAAAAAACAATTTTTGCCGCGCCGGCAGGATTCGAACCTGCGATTTCACCTCCAAAGGGTGACGTGTTGCCCCTACACCACGGCGCATTGGATTCATTTGTCCCGGTGGTCCTCGCTGCTCATGTCGTCGCAGCTTCGGAGCCTATGCCGGTTTGTTGCGCTTCGGCTATTCGCCGTCGCGGGGCTGTCTCTTCGAGTCTTGCCCACGACCCGCCGATT